AAATGCATACTACATTGTTTTGAACAAAAATCCATGTCCCACCATTCTCCGATTTTATATTCTTTGATGCATTGTCCTATTCCTATCTCTGCTTCTTTAATATTTCTGGCAGTTTTATCTAACATCTTCTTGACATATCTCTCTACATCCACTTTGGTTGTCCATACACAGACGTCATCTCCACTTGCAACTATAAATTTAGTTTGAATATCTGATGCAAAGTAGTGATGATAACATAATGATCTTAATGTGTTACCAAGCGTGGTTCGAGTAGGATGTCCTGAAAATGTTGTTCCGAATAGGTATAAACAAGTCCAATTTGATCCTTTCATTGGAAAATACTTCTTGACCTGTTTGTCTGCTGAGATTTGAGAAAATAAAGTTGGTAATGATTCACTGAGAGATCTAATTCCTTCACTTCCTATCATTTGGTTCCATTGCAGAAAAAATGGAGTCCAACATCTTGTTGCTATATAGGTGATCCCTTGAACTAGAATTTCTGGATGAGAAATTCTACTATCATTGGACCACCATTCTACTAGTCTTTTACTATAAGAATTCCAAAAATATGTATCAATCTTCAAAGCTTGAATACTTTGATGACCGTCAAAGTTTGAGCCATCAGAACTAATACAATATGGATTATTTACTTTTGATATACCTTCTTTTAGTATATCTTTAAAAGTAGCTGGATCTTGTCCTTGTATGAAGCCTGGTTCTACCTGTTTCAAATCATTAAACATAAGTTGTTGAGTGAATGTAATTGGTCCACAGGCTTCTATAGATGGGTTGAAAATTTGTCTAGGACGATTGTCTTGGTTAATTAAACATCCATTTTTGTCTAAAATTGTTCCATTTTGAAAGTAGACTTCTCCACTCTTGACAAAACCTGAAAATGCAAAATCCCATTCTCCTTCTACAAAAAACTTTCTTGATATTTGCTTTCTCCAAGATGCTAAATAATTTGCTCTTTTTTCTATGTCCCAATCTTTGGACTTCTCTACTATCCAGTCTTCAAATGTGCCTAAATCAGGTATAGGTAATTTGTTTATTTT